CCCGACTATACCTCCCCGATGACCACTAGTACAGTCCCTAATGGTCCCTGCGTGGGCCAGATTGAGCAGGACTGATAGGGATATGAGCGACACGAGTACGGCCCGTATGGGGGCTACTGAGCCTCGCCTACATAGTCCCTACATTAAGGGCCCTAACCGCGGCGATGAGATAGCGCAGCTGGCAGACAGTATCGGCCTGCCGCTTTTACCGTGGCAAGATTTTGTAATTCAAGATATGACCTCAATATCCGAGGATAATTTATTTATCCGTAAAACTAATCTCGTACTTTGTGCTCGGCAACAAGGTAAAACGCACCTAGCTCGTATGATGATGCTCGGCCATATGTTTTTATTTGATAGCCCTAACGTACTTATGATGAGCTCTAACCGATCTATGGCCCTCGATACCTTTAGGCAAGTCTGCTACGCGATAGAGGGCTCAGCTGATCTTAGCCGGCAGGTTAAGCAGATCCGGTACGCCAATGGCACCGAGTCGATCGAGCTAAAAAACGGGCACCGGCTAGATGTAGTAGCTGCTACTCGTGACGGATCCCGTGGACGTACTGCCTCGTTTTTGTACATAGATGAGATACGAGAGATCAGCGAGGAGGGATACCGCGCAGCTACTCCGACCACACGCGCTAAACCAAACGCGCAAACCCTACTGACCAGTAATGCTGGCGATAGCTTTAGCACCGTACTTAATGACCTACGCGAGAGAGCTTTATCTAATCCTCCTGCGACTTTTGGCTTTTACGAGTACTCGGCTCCACCTTTTGCTAAGATCACAGACCGGGCCGCGTGGGCTATGGCTAACCCGGCACTTGGCTACACCGTTACCGAGGCAGCCCTCGAGGAGGCAGTAGCTACTCAGCCGGTAGAGACCACAAAAACCGAGCTACTTTGTCAATGGATTAGCAGTACCTCGTCACCGTGGCCGCACCTCTCGGTAGAGGAGGCAGGCGACAAAGACCTAAAGCTAGTGCCCGGGCCTCTTACTATCTTTGCTTTTGACGTAGCACCGAGCCGTAGAGACGGCTCTCTTGTAATGGGCCAAGTCCTCGAGGACGGCCGTATAGGCGTAGCAGTCCTAGAGATATTTCACTCCGACGTGTCCATAGATGAGCTCTTTGTAGCTAACACGATCGCTAAGTGGGCCAAGATTTACTACCCTAGACAAGTCGCTTACGACAAATATACGACCGCCTCTATAGCTAAAAGGCTTGAGGTAAACGGTATTCAGATCCTCGACATATCAGGGACTAAGGGTTATCAGGCCTCAGGGGATCTCTACGAGGCTTTGTCTAACCGTAGACTTGTGCACTCGGGCCAAGAGTCCCTCGTTACCTCTATGGCTAATTGCGCAGCTAAAGAAAGCGATGCGAGCTGGAGAATTATTCGGAGAAAATCAGCTGGGCCTGTAGATATAGCTATCGGACTTAGTATGGTCGTACACGTACTTACTCAGCCTCTAGGTGAGGCTAAAGTATACGTTTAGACACGCTACTTAAAGCCGTAATAATGCTTGACACTATGGGAAAATGGAGACTATGGGACTATTACAAACTCTAGGCTTTAGGACGGCTAAGCAGCCCGTCGAGGCTCAGTATGCCCCGGCCGTTATGGATACTACATACGGCTACGGCTCGTTTAATACGGGCTCTACTTTTGGTTATAACGGCGTAGGTATAGATCGCAATTTTGCACTACAGGTAGCTAGCGTTGCACGTTGTCGTAATTTAGTCGCCGGTGTTATCTCCTCGATCGACCTAGCACTTTATAAAAAATCTACCGGGGAAAAGTTAGGTTCTCCCGTATGGCTTGAGCAACCAGATCAGCGGCAGCCGCGCAGTGTGACTATAGCTGCAACCGTAGATAGCCTTATGTTTTATTCGGTTGCTTATTGGCGCGTTACCTCTTTGTATGCCGATGACGGACGACCTAGCGGCTTTGAGTGGGTAGCTAATAATCGTGTCACATATACGACTAACCAATACGGTACAGAAATTAAAGATTATTTTGTAGACGGCAACCTGGTTCCTATGGGTGGTATTGGATCGCTCGTTACTTTTCAATCTTTGTTACCCGGAGTATTACAGTCTGCAAGTACTACCATTAAAGCTGCATACGATATACAAAGAGCAGCCGCGGTATCTGCAGCTACTCCAATGGCTACTACAATCTTAAAAAATAACGGCGCAGATTTACCAGAAACACAGATACAAGGGATTTTAGCCGGTTGGAATAGCGCGAGAAAAAATCGCAGTACCGCTTACTTAACCTCTACTCTCACAGCAGAAAATATCGGCTTTAGCCCTCGCGATATGATGTATAACGAGGCATCACAATACTTAGCTACAGAGATCGCTCGCGCTATGAACGTACCGGCGTATTATATTTCTGCAGATATGAATAATAGTATGACGTACCAAAATATATTAGACGGTCGTAAAGAGTTTGTAGCGTACTCGCTGCAGCCTTATATCTCAGCTATTGAGGACAGGCTCTCTATGAACGATATAACTAATGCCTCAAATCAGGTGCGTTTTGCGATTGACGATACGTTTTTACGTAGCGATGCAAAAGAGCGTTTAGATATTATTGAGAAAATGCTTAACCTCGATTTAATAGATGTAAACCAAGCCCGACAAATGGAGCAACTCACACCGCTAGGAGATGCAAGTGCTACTAACGTTTAGTCAAGAAATCCAAGCTGCAGATACTGAGCGCAGGATCGTATCTGGACTCGTCGCACCATACGGCGAGGTGGGACACACAAGCGCAGGCCCGATAATGTTTGAGCGCGGCTCTATCTCTATCCCGGATGCAGGATCTATCAAATTACTAGCGCAACATCAACAAGATAAACCGGTAGGGCGCGCTATAAGTTTTAGCGACTCTACGGCCGGCGTATATGGTTCCTTTCGTTTAAGTATGAGCAGCCGGGGACAGGATGCTTTATTACTTGCGCAGGAAAATTTAGTCTCAGGCTTATCCGTAGGGGTGGATGTAACTGCCTCTAAGCCTATGGGCGATTACCTGCTCGTGACTGAGGCCGTCCTCAAAGAGGTATCACTTGTCGAGAGTGCCGCCTTTTCTAGTGCCTCAGTCGATGAAATTATGGCGGCACGTGCAGAGCTTGAGGCTGCAACAAGTACAAAAGAAAAAACCACTACTATTTCTACGACTATCGTAGAGATCGAAACAGAAACAGAAACAGAAATGGAGGAGGCCGTGACCACTGCCCCTGAAAATACACCGGAGGAAACCCCGGTAGATACACCGGTCGAGGCTGAAAAGGTCGAGGCTGCTCGTAAAATCATCCGTCCCTCAGTACTTGACTCTCAAAGAGTCCGCACACCTATTACCTCTATGGCGACATACACAGAGCACAAGATCAAAGCTGCACTCGGTAGCGATGACTCTAAACTATGGGTAACCGCTGCAGATGATAGCTTTAGCACTAACCCTGCTTTTAACCCTACTCAATACCTCTCAGAATTTCCTACAAATACACGTTTTGGCACACCTGCTATCGACGCGTGTAGTAAGGGAGTTTTACCTGCTAGTGGTATGACGATTAACGTGCCCTCACTGGTCACCTCTGCAGGCGGCGGTACAGGTGTAGCGCCAGTCGTAACAGTCGAAGCTGAGGCAGGAGCCGTACAAAATACAGGTATGGAAACTGCATACTTGACCGGTACAGTATCTAAGTACTCAGGTATGAATACGATCAGCGTAGAGCTCTTAGAGCGCTCAGATCCTAATTTTTATGCCGAGCTCACTAATCAGCTGCAAAATGCTTACCTTAAGACAATCGACACCACAGTACTAGCTGCTCTAATCGCAGCTGGTCAATATAGCTCAGGATGCGATGCAGACTCAGCCGGTATTATCGAGTTTGCCTCCGATTCAGCTCGTAAGGTTTACGAGGCTACGGGTTATTTTGCTAATAACTATATTGCTAATGGTTCACAGTGGCAGCTACTTATGGGCAGCGTAGATACCACTGGGAGACCAATTTACTCAGCGGCTAATCCGATGAATAATGGCGGTAATGTAGGGCCCGGATCTATCCGAGGCAACGTACTAGGACTTGATCTATACGTAGACAAGAACTTTACGGCTACTACTACTATCGACGACTCAGCGGTAATCCTTGCACCAGAGGCGTTTACCGTTTACCAGAGCCCTCAGGCTTATATGTCAGTAAACGTAGTATCTAATCTGCAAGTGCAGGTAGCTATCTATGGTTATATGGCCACTATTGCGAAAATGCCTAAGGGTATTGTTAAGTTTAATCTTAACTAAGCAAAAAAACTAATAGTCGGTAGGGCTCTTAGCCCTTTGAGCCCTACCGGCCTCTTTTAAGATTGGAGTAAAGATGCCGGCTACATACGTCACCGAGGCTGAGCTACGCGCAAATCTTGGAATTGAAAACCTTTACTCAAGCGATATAGTCGAAACGTGTTGCCAGACTGCTCAGGATCTACTCAATCAGTTTTTATGGTTTGCCTCAGCTCCGGTTGTAGGTGTAACGCTACAAAATAACGTAGCTACTGCGATGATCGCTAACCCTATGACCTTTACTACGGGCCAGAGCGTAACCTTGAGTGGATGCGGCTCAACTTTTAACGGCACCTACACGATTACCGGTACGATCCCGTGGAGCGCTGGTACGGTTACTCAGATCCCTAGCCTTGTTATAAATCCTTACAGTTTTAATTGGCCTGCCGGTTATAGCTTTATCCAGTTTGCTAAAACTGCCGCTAATGTCAATTTTCAACGCGTACTACCTTATGGCTCAGCGGTAGGAGCAGATACTAAAACTAATTCTTACGCTACGACTCCGGCTATCCGTGAGGCAGCGATGATCCTTGCAGTAGATATTTTCCAAGCTCGCCAAGTCTCACAGACTGGCGGCGTGTCGATTGACGGCCTTAGCCCTAGTCCCTATCGGATGGGTAACTCAATGATTGGCAAAATCAGGGGCCTTATTGCCGGTTACCAAAATCCTAATTCTATGGTGGGCTAAATGGCTGCCGCGATAACTACCCTACGTGCCTCACTAGCTGCAGCTTTAGATACTCCTAACTCTTGGAATACCTATAGCTTTCCTCCTCCAACTATCACGGCTAATAGCGTTATCGTCGTACCCGATGATCCTTACATAACACCGAGCAATAACACTTACGCCAATATTTCACCTATGGCTAACTTTAAGATTATTTTGACCGTCCCGATGCTCGACAATCAAGGCAACCTAAACGGGATCGAAACCCTAGCGGTAGCAGTGTTTAATAAACTAGCTGCCTCAACTATCGTAATGAATATTGGCAGTATGTCAGCGCCTACCGTACTGGACGTACAAAGTGGCACGCTACTAACGGCCGATTTCCGTATATCAATTCTCACGAGCTGGAGCTAACTAATGCCATATACAGAGGACGACCTAAAGTTTTTGCGAAAGATCGGGCAAATCGTAGACGAGTCTGCACCGATTAAAGTAGCAAAAGAAAAACCAACACCAACACCAACTACTGAAAGCGAGGAATAGGTCAATGGCCGTATTCTTATCAAATGGAGTGGTCGTAACCCTTAACTCGGTAGACCTCTCAGATCACGTAACAAGCGCAACAATTAACCGAGTATTTGAGGAACTAGAAGTTACTGCTATGGGCGATAATGCTCGTAAGTATGCTAAAGGACTCGAAACCTCAACTATTACTCTTGATTTTCTTAACGATAATGCGGCAAGCGGTCAAGGCGCAGTAAGAGCTGCACTGCAAGCTGCGTGGGGTACTACGGTACCTATTACGCTAAAGCAGACAAGCGCGGCAGTCTCTACGACCAATCCTGAGTACCAGAGCACAATTTTGGTAAACAACACCACCGACATTAACGGGGCCGTCGGTGATATCAGTAGCCAGTCGATTACGTTTACTTGTAATTCAGTAATCGTAGTAGACACCACACCATAACCAACTAGCAAAGGGGCAACAAATGGCACGACTCAAAATCAAAAGGGCTACCGGCGAGGTAACAGAGCATCAAATCACGCCGCGTATTGAGGTGGCCTTTGAGCTTTACGCTAAAAAAGGTTTTAGAAAAGCCTTTAGAGAAGATGAGAAGCAAGAACATCTTTATTGGCTGGCTTGGGAGTGTATTAGAACGTCTGGCGAAACCGTAAAAAGTTATGGTCCAGATTTTCTCGATACGCTTTCAGAGGTCGAGGTCCTCGACGATGAACCTTTAAGCTAGGGCGAGATTCCCTTACGTATCAGGTAGCGCAACTATCTATACGTTTAGGGGTCTCGCCTCAAGCGATACTCGATCTCGATAACGAGATGTACAAAATGTTAATACAAGTGTTAAACGATCAAGCTAAGGAGGCCGAGGAATATGCCCGTAGAAGTAAAAGGCGTTAAGGCAACTCTAAAAGCTATCCGTAAAGTCGATCCTGAACTATTAAAGAATATGAACAAGCAGATAAAAGCGGTAATGATCCCTATCCGGGACAAGGCTAGAGGGTACGCACCATCACCGCAGCCGGATAACCTTTATGGATGGAACGAAAACACAGTAGGCCAAAAGATCACGGCGCGTAACTCGGCCTTTAGAACTTTTAATACTGAGGGCCGGGTACGCCTCTTTCCTCTTTACGATTATGAGACAGTTAAAAAGGGTATTTACTACAAGGCCGGCGGCAGCGATCGTAATAAAAATGGCTGGCGAGCTTTATACTTTGTAGCTAATAAATCGGCAGCTGGAGCAATCTACGAGACCGCAGGCCGAGCCGAGACTACCTCTCGTAAGGGCTACCGCTCTAATAACCCGAGCGCTGGCGAGCACTTTGTAAGCCGTATGGGTCCTCTCTATGGCGCTACACGCGAGGAGCGTGGGCGTATGATCTTTAGAGCGTGGCACGAAGATCAGGGCAAAGCGCAGGGGGCAGTAATTAAAGCTATTGAGGCAACTATTAACGCCTTTAACCGAGGCTCTTACACTAAGGCGGCATAAATGGTATCTAAATTACCTAGTATGGTCGTAAGTGCCGTAGCTACTTTTGACGGTAAAGCCCTAGCTAAGGGCGAAAAGCAAGTTTTAGGGTTTGCTAAAAAAGCCGCTGGAGCTCTCGGCCTTGCTTTTGGAGTCGCCTCCGTAATCAAGTTTGGTAAAGAGGGCGTTAAAGCTTTCGCAGAAAATGAAAAGTCAGCCAAGCGTTTAGCCGGTGTAGTAAAAAATCTAGGCCAAGCTTTCGAGACCCCTATGATCGAGGAGAACCTAGACCGTATCTCGGCTAAGTATGGCTATCAAGGCGAGGTCCTACGCGAGGCGTATCAAAAACTTTTAACGGCTACCGGATCTGTTACAAAATCTAACGAGCTACTCAATGCCAGCCTAGATATTGCCGCTGGATCGGGTGAAGATTTAATTACAGTAAATCAGGACTTAGCCGCTTTATACATCGGTAATACTAAGGGGCTTAAAAAATATAACCTCGGCCTAACACAAACCGAGTTAAAAACTCTAGATTTTGAGAAGGGCGTAGCTCTACTTAGTAAGACTTTTAAGGGCGCCGCCGGCGATGAGCTAGAGACCTACGGCGGCAAGATGCGCGTACTCGGCGAGGCCGCAGATAATGCTCAAGAGATTATCGGCGGAGGTTTGATCGACGCTTTACTGATTTTATCAGGCGATACCTCGATAGAAGATTTATCTGACTCGATGGCAGAATTAGCGACTAACTCGGCTAACGTATTAACTGAATTGGCTAAGTTTGGCAAAACTATTGGTAATTTAGTTAGCGAAAGTTACGGCGCTATAGACGGTGTAGCTAATGGTATTACCGATCTATTAGATCGCATTACCGGTAACGCGGATAGAATAGCCGCACGAGCAGCCGAGGCTAACACAGTCCGGATGGGCGGCTATCCTAGCTCAGCTCTCGGACCAAGGGCAATAGATCCTAATATCGCCAAGCGCGACAAAATCGAAAGAGATCGTCTTAAACTTGAGAAAGAAAGAGCAGCTCTAGCGGCTAAAGCAGCTAAGGCCGAAAAGCAAAAGTTAGCTTTAACTAAAGCTTCTGCCGCTTTTGATACTACCCGGATCGGCCTAGCCGCAGCTTTACAGGCGACCTACGACAAAGAAACAAAACTACGCCTAGAGGCTCTTATGCTGATCGAGGAGGACAAAGGCGATGCAGCTCTTAAGAAAATAGGCGAGCTTGCAGCCTTTCAGAAAAACGCAGACCTGCAGCGCTTAGCAGGCGTAGAGACAATTAGTAACGCTACTCTCCAATCTCTTAATACTCAGCTACTTACAGAGCTAAAGGTTATTAACGGTAGCCGTATGGCCGAGGGCGATAAAGAGACTGCACGCGAGGAGGCGTTTAAGAAATATAACGCTGCGATAACGGCTGCAGGTACCCTTATGGCTAAGGAGTCATATAACGAGCGCGTGCAGATCCAACTTACAGAAATCGCACGCCTTGCCTCGATCAGTAAAACCTATAACGCAGCTGCTACGGCTAACCTTTTACTTGAGTCGAGCGAGCTCTCAATGATTGACCGCATAGCTATCGCTCAAAAGGCGGCAGACGATCAGCGCCTAGCAGCTCTTAAAGAGTACCAAAATGCACTAAATGGCGTAGGCGGTGGAGGCGGCGGCGGTACTTTTAATAACCCGGGCGACTACCTCAAGCTAGGGCCACTAGGCGGCTTAGCAGCTGGTGTTATCGCTGGAGTAACTCCGGGCTTTACTCCAATGCCTACGCTTACTGAGCCTGCGATTCCCTCAGGCTGGAACCCTACAATGGGCTTTCCCGGTCAGAGCGTAGAGGTAACAATTAACTCTGGTATAGGAGATCCTGAGGCTATAGCTAGAGCCGTAGAGGATGTACTTAATCAGTCTACATATCGAGGCACCTCGGTAAACCGAGGCGCAGGTAACTACATACTATGAGTACTTGGCTACCTGAGTGGCAAATTATTGTAGGCACTACCGTTTACGATAACGTGCTTAGTGTAAATATGGCTACGGGCCGCGATGATATCGACCTACAGTGCAACGCAGGATATGCGCGTATGGAAATTATTAACCTTGATAACTCAGTTTTTAATATTGACGTAACCGATTCCCTTACCCTCGAGCTTAAGAATAGTGCCGGGGTTTACGTACCTGTTTTTGGCGGCGAGGTATCAGATTTTGGTATCTCGGTACGATCTCCTGAGGAGACTGGTTTTATAACAATCGGTAATATCTTGGCAGTAGGATCTTTAGCCAAGCTCACTAAAGCGCTATTTCCCGATGCCTTGGCTAAGGATGAGGACGGCAACCAAATCTACGACATACTTAACGAGCTGCTTATTAACTCGTGGTTTGAGGTAGCCCCTGCCTTACAGTGGTTTAACTACGACCCTACGACTACGTGGGCTAATGCAGAAAACGTAGGGCTTGGCGAGATAGATCAGCCTGGACTCTACGAAATGATAGCTCGTACGGCTGAGCCTGCTAGCAGCTATAATCTTTGCGCTCAGATAGCACAAAGCGCACAAGGGCAGATATACGAGGATAAGGCCGGGCGAGTCTGCTACGCCGACACGGATCACCGTACCCAGTATTTATCTGCTAACGGTTATACGACGATATCGGCTAACTACGCTATACCCTCTACAGTTAAAACGATCCTACAGATAGGCAAGATCCGTAACTCTCTAGTATTTAACTATGGCAATAATTACGCGAACCAAGCTACCGACCTCGATGCCGACTCTATTGCTAACTACGGCCGCTATCAGCGCAGCGTTACGACTAACCTCCATAACCTTACCGATGTTGAGGACCTTATGGAGCGAGAGCTAGCACTCCGAGCTATCCCTCGAGAGCAGCTACAGAGCATTACCTTTAGGCTCGATAACTCAGAGCTACCCGATGTTGAGCGAGACAAGCTAATAGATGCGTTTTTTGGCGAGCCTATAATTATTAACGATCTACCTATAAATATGTTCAACGGCTCTTTTAATGGTTTTGTAGAGGGGTTTGCTATAAAGGCTACCCCGGGTTATGTCGATCTAACCCTTACTCTAAGCCCTACAGATTTCTCACTGGTCGCGCCACAGTGGGCAACAGTTACCCCACCATCCCTAATATGGACGGGTGTAAATGCTACTCTTATCTGGCAGAACGCTTTTGGAGGTTTAACCTAATGGCAACTACTACACCTAATTTTGGCTGGCCGGTACCTACATCGACCGACCTAGTAAAAGATGGCGCTACCGCTATCGAGGCTTTAGGCGATTCCATAGATGCCTCGCTACTCGACCTTAAGGGCGGCACTAGCGGACAAGTCCTAGCGAAAAACTCTAATACTGATATGGATTTTATTTGGGTTACCGATGCTGCAGGCGATATTACGAACGTATCAGTAACTAGCCCGATTACCGGAGGCGGTAGCTCAGGCAGCGTAACTATTGGATACGATGCTAAAGCGGGTACTACTCTTGGATTTAATGCGCAAACCGGTACTACATACACGCTAGTAGCTGCCGATGCCTCTAATAAACTTGTAACTACCTCTAATGGTTCACCCGTTACAGTAACAATACCGCCTAGCGTTTTCGCAGCTGGCGAGCAGATCAACGTACAGAGCATCGGAGTAGGACTTACTACTTTTGCAGCCGGATCGGGAGTAACGATTACTTCTACTGGAGCTACCGCAGCCGCGCCAAAATTAAGAGCTCGTTACTCAGCTTGTACCGTGATATGTACTGCGAGTGACACTTTTACCGTGATTGGCGATATTTCATAATGTCTCCAATTCTAGGTATTATCGCCTCACAAAATTATAATCGCAGTCCCTCTACAGTCGATTATTTAGTAATAGCAGGCGGCGGTGGTGCCGGTGGAGATGCCGGCGGCGGCGGTGGTGCTGGTGGTTATCGCGCAGCGAGTTCATTTTCAATCGGCGCAAGTTTTACAGTAACAGTCGGTGCAGGTGGTGCAGGTGGCACAGGTGTAGCTGGCACTAGCGGCGTAAATTCCGTTTTCTCAAGCATTACTTCAACAGGCGGCGGCGGTGGTGGTAGAGCAGATGTCGGATTAAATGGCGGTTCTGGCGGTGGTGGCTCTGGTCGTGGAAAGTTATCGGGCGTTAATCCGGCAGGCGGTTCAGCCAGTCCATCTGGAGAAGGTAACGCTGGAGGCGCAGGCGCAGGCAGTTCGTCTGGCGGTCAATCAGGCGGCGGCGGTGGTGGAGCTGGCGCTGCCGGTTCTGCCGGTGCTGAATTTTACGGTGGAGCTGGCGGTAATGGTTCTGCATCATCTATTACAGGCACAAGCGTTACCCGTGGCGGCGGTGGTGGCGGTGGAATTTTGCAAACTAGTAACGTCGCGGCAGGTGCAGGCGGTTCTGGCGGCGGTGGAGCAGGAAGTGCTAGCGGCAGTGCTGGATCAGCAGGAACAACAAATACTGGCGGCGGCGGCGGTGGTGCCAATACTACTAATAATGTCGGTGGTAATGGCGGTTCAGGTATTGTAGTTATTGCTTACCCAGATTCTTTTGCGCCTTTAACTACTATTGGCGGCACACTTGTTTACGATCAACCAACGCGCAGCGGATATCGCGTTTACCGATTTACTGCCGGGACAGGGACGGTAACGGTCTAATGGCTCACTATGCGTTTTTAGATGATAATAATATCGTTACCGAGGTTATTACCGGCCGCGATGAGTGGGAAATAGTAGACGGTATTACCGATTGGGAGCAGGCTTACTCAGAAATTAAAGGCCAAGTCTGCAAGCGTACAAGTTATAACGGCAATATACGTTATAACTATGCAGGTATCGGTTATACATATGACGAGGTTTACGATGCGTTTATCGCACCCGAGCCACAGTGCGGCCATAAAGAATTAGTACTTAACGATTTAATGAGATGGGAGTGCTCTAATGCAGAGCACCTTAAAGAGCTATAACGGCTACCCGGCCTCTAAAGATCCGGCCGAAATTAAAATTAAGGCTTACCCGGTAAAGGGTACAGACCGTAAACTTAGGTGCGCTGAGAGTGTGGGCCCACTCTTGGCGGCCTTTGCGGCTGAGTTTCACGAGCTCATAGAGCCGATCGACGAGGGCACTTTTGACGATTGGGCTTACGCTTTTCGTATGGTGCGAGGCACTACCGATAAATTATCCTGCCACTCATCCGGTACGGCCATCGATCTTAACGCAACTAAACACCCTCTCGGCAAGGTAGGTACCTTTCCGGCTGAGAAGGTCCCTATGATCCGGGCGCTATCTAAAAAGTATGGCCTTAAGTGGGGCGGCGACTTTAAGAGCCGAGCCGACGAGATGCACTGGGAGGTAGAAATATCACCCGCCAAGGCTAAAGCCTTAATCGCTACTTTAGGTTTATAGTTAGACACACCTTAAGGGCACGAAAGGTAGACCAATGAAAGAGCAATTACTAGCTGCCGGTAAGTCATACGCCCGAGCAGCTCTCGCAAGTGCCGCGGCACTTTATATGTCCGGTATTACAGATCCAAAAGTATTAGCTAATGCGTTTATCGCAGGCTTAATAGGTCCTTTACTTAAAGCTTTGCAGCCAAGCGAAAAGCAATACGGTTTAGGCTCTAAGTAATGCGAGCCCTGATGGGGGCAATCTTGGGGAGTTTGCTCCTATCGGGGTGCGGTTACGATGGATGGGTAAGGTATGAGTGCCAAGAATACGAGAACTGGGAAAAGCCTCAGTGCGTTAAGCCGCAGTGTGAGGTTACGGGGACCTGCACTCAGGATCTTATTAAGCGAAATGAGTAGGGATAAAAAACGGTTATCGCCTGAGGATATACACGCTCGCCTAATCTTTCTTATAGGTGCGGTATTAGCCTTAACCTTTTTTGTAATTACCGCTGGGGCCGTTTATGCGCTGGTCTTTGTTACTCAGCCCGTAGGGGCTCAAGCTCCTAACGATCGAGACTTTATTCAGCTGCTACAGACTCTAGCAATATTCTTAACCGGAGCTTTAGGCGGCGTACTCGCCGGTAACGGGCTTAAATCTAAACCAAAGGAGACTATAAAAACCGACACGCCTACTTAAATAGTTGCCATATGTCGGAGGCTGGGCTCATACTGATACTACACACGCCGAGAGGGCTACTCGGGTAGTAGCCTAATCGGCCTTAACAAAGGGCGATATATGAACAGTGCAGACTTTTTAATAATCTTTACAGTAACGGCAATTATGGCAGCGTTTATTAAAGCTGCATACACGATGGGCTATCGAGAAGGCCATAGCGAGGGATACCTTAGAGGTCGAGCTATAGCTCAAGCTCTTAAAGATAAAGGCTTGGTCCGATAATGGGTTTTTTAGATAATTATGAGGACGTTAATAGCAGGATCAAACGTTTTAGGCTTGAGTTTCCGTCCGGGCGCTTGATCGCCTTTATCGAGGATATTAACCTCGAGAAGGGTACGATTTTTGTAAGAGCTGAGGCTTATCGTGAGTACGAGGATGCAGTACCGAGCGCGGTTGATTACGCTTTTGGTAACGTAGCGACACTCCCTCAAAATATGCGTAAATGGTTTATCGAGGACTGCATAACAAGCGCTTACGGTAGAGTTATCGGCTTGCTTACGCCGAGCGATTTTGGCAGGCCGACAGTGCAAGATATGCAAAAGGTAGAAACCTCACACGTCGAGGCTGATCCGTGGGCCGCACGAGCAGCTAGTGAAGGTATGCCTACTATGGCTACGGCTATCGCTGAGATCCAACAAGGGCTAGGCGGTGAGTTACCGGGCGAGCCTCCGCGATGCGTACACGGTACGAGAGTATGGGCTGAGGGCAAGAGCAATAAGACCGGTAAAGACTGGGCCGCGTGGCGATGTACTCAGAATAACAAAAACACACAGTGCGACCCTATTTGGCAAGTATTAGGCAGTGATGGTAAATGGAAAAACCAACAATGACTGAGCAGAGCCTCTTTGATTACATAAAGGCTACATACCTAGAGGATCTCGAAAAGTCCGAGCATACTTACGAGTACATAGATGCTACGAGTAATGGGTATCGGCTTACGATAGAGCTTAAATGCCGCCATACGCACTATGACGAGCTCATCCTCGAAAAGGATAAGTACGAGTCGCTTATGGATCGAGCTAACGATCTGGGCTTTACGCCCTTTTACATTAACTCAACGCCTCAAGGCATATACGCGTTTAACCTACGCAAAATAACGGTTAGTTTCACTACTAAGCGCTTACCATCTAGCACCGTGGATAACGGGCCAGTGATCGACAAAAAGGTAGCTCTCTTACACATAGATAAGGCGGTTAAACTCTAATGGCAGAAATGACGTTTATTAAAAATGGTGTAGTTACGACCATCCACGAAAACGGCGACGTTACTAGCGCACCAGCTGAGCGATGCGACGGATGCCAGCAGTTAAAGTCAGGCGATTTTGGCTTTAAGGTAATAGACATATCAGGCACCGTAATTTTATGGTTATGCGAGGACTGCCGAAAATGACCACATATAAATACGAGTGCAGGTCGTGTAAAAAGGTCACAGATCAGATCGAGCGCATCATCACGGATAACCTACCTCCATACGTTAAAACCCTGCAGTGTACTAAGTGTGGGGTTATAGGCGTATGTATGATCGACGAGCCTAGCGATGCCTAATAGTTATCCACAGGAGTTATACACAGGTAGGGATAAGGTGTGGACGACACGCTCTAGATACGCTCAAGTTATCCACATACTCGCTAGTAACTTGACTAAGGCGCTACGCTCCATACTCGCAGTAGAGCCGCTGATGCGGGTAGCTCGTATGCGAAGTCTGGTGCTTATAGGCGGGCTATTACTATTTGTCAATAGTCCTAGCGCCATAGCGGTTAGTACTGCAAGAGATGTAAATAACTACAAACTCTATGCACATATAAAGCTACATAACGCTACTCAATATAGATGCTTAGAGCTCTTATGGAATAAAGAGAGTAGATGGAATCCTCGAGCAGATAACCCTAAGTCCACTGCATACGGCATACCTCAGCTGCTTAAGCTTAAAGCTAAGGATCCATACATACAGATAGACCTAGGACTTAAGTACATAAAGCACCGGCACCTCACTCCTTGCAAGGCCCTAGCGTTTCATAAAAAGACTGGTCATTACTAATGGTCAGAGGTAGACAGGATCCTAGGGTAAGCAAAGACTACAAAAAGGTACGGCTTATCGTCCTAGCTAGAGATGGTTACGTGTGCTACTACTGCGGACAAGATGCTAATACGGTGGATCATATAGTTAGTATCAAAAATGGGGGCGATCCGGTCAATCCTGAGAACCTGATAGCCTGCTGCAAACGATGCAATAGCGCTAAAGGATCACGCTCACAGGGCGTTTTTTTAGCACGCGATTCTAC